GAAATATTCCGCGTTTGCTGCAAAACCTTCACTTGTTTCATAATTCCATCGTTCCAAAGCCTCGCCGCCTTCATTCAACATTGGTATTAATTGCGCCCCTGATCGACCAAATATTTCCATCGCCAAAGCCGCCTTTGTTGCCCCGTTTGGCATATCTCTAAAACGGTCCGCAATATCGCCTAAAAGAACTTCAGAACTTTTTAAATTTCCGTCGGCATCTCTAACGCTAATCCCTAAAGCTTCATAACTTTCCGAATAAGTTTTTATTCCTTGATCCGCTTCTCTTTGTGATTGAGCAAGACGCCTTAACCCTTTTTCTATTGTTGATTGTTCAACCCCTGCTAATTTCCCCGCATTAACATACGCTTGTAATTGATCCGCTGCTATTCCTGTTTGTCTGCTTAATTTTCCAAATGCGTCGGCTTGATTTATTGCCCCAGTAACAAACCTTGTAAATGTTCCAGCCGTTAAAATTAAGGCCATTGCCTTAAATGCTGTATTAACGCTTAACGCCGCTAATCGAACATTTTTTAATCTACCTTGTAAACCTTGCATGGAATTTCCCATGCGCTTTATTCCGGCGGTTCCCGCTGTCTTAGCAGCGATTAGCATATTGAACTTAGCCGCCGCCATTTATTTTTTCTCCTTGTTGAAAAGTTCGATTGCTCTAATTTCCATGACTTGTAAGTCTTCGATCACAGAAGGCAAATCATCTACTGAATAAAGTTTAGCGATGCTTATTACGCTCGCATAATCAAAACCCGTAACCTGTCCTAATCCTCCGATTCGATATTGCGTTTGACATTTTAAAAATAGTTCCACCGCTGCCCAATTCGTTTTTAATACCTCAAAATCTTTTTCCTTTTTACGTTTAGGTAATTTGATATTAAAAGCCTTTGCCGCTTCCTCTAAATTCCCTTGATCTTTTTTACTGTTATTAAATATATATTCAACCGCCTCAATTAGTTTTTTCTTTTTGCCCTCACTCTGCTTTCAAAAAACACCTCACCCATTGCCGAGGCAATACCAACAACATCCAATAATTGATCTCTTGCCTTAAGACTGTATGGAACTTCTTTCCCGTCGTCGTCAGTAATTCCACGCCATCCAACTAAAATTTCTCTTTAAAACCGTCATCAGTTGGAACTTCTAGCTCTATTTTCCAAAAATAAGTTTTAGAATCACTTAGAACAAGGGGCATTAAATTATGCTATTGAGTCATAGTAAGAGTAAACCCCCTAAACAATAAAAGCAATATCAATGGAATTTTAAACTGAACTCGTCGTTGCCCGAAGTTGTAGGAGTAGCGAGATAATCCATGTTTAACATTGTCACGCCATTATCATCAGCATAACTAGGCGCTTGAATATCTGTCTTTGGCAAAGTTAGAGTTACGCGATTACCTGCGGTCTGGCCATGTTGGTAGGTTAAATTTCCAAGGGTTCCAGCTTGACTTATTGCAAAGAAATCTTTGGTTGATAAAACAGGGGCTTCAATTGAAATTGATCCGCTTGGTTTTCTATCTGTAAACTGAACTTCTTTTGTCCCTCCTACTAATTCACGGTAGGCAAGATCATTATTAAGATCAAAGGTCATTGACTGCATAGCCCCCGCGAAACTGTGGAGCTGGAAAGCAGTTGTATTATCTTTGTTAACAATAACGGGGGTGTCCTGATTGGAATAACTCGCCGTTAAGTTGGCGCTAGTACCGGGAGCCGAATACAAACCAATCATATTAAAAGTTATTGTTGGTATTGCCGAAACAGAAAGACTGATACTAAAACTTCCTCTTGCTCCTAAAATCTTATGCCTTTGCCCGTCAATAAAATAATAAATTGTTGAACTTCCAGCGGTTGCCAATGGCGCGTAGGTAGAAGATGTACTTGAGACAGTCGTGAGAGCTGTACCGCAACTCAACAAAAGATTGTCATAGGCTGGCGCGGTTCCGGCACTTCCAGATGCCGCAAGTTCTACAACCGCGGTTAATTGAACATGAGTATTAGCGTTAAAAGTCTCATAATTACCCATATAACCGCGTACTAATTCCCTGCTTACCGTGTCACCTGTTAAGGGTGTAATTTCAATCGATTGGCAAAGGATGGCGTTCGAGCCTGCAATCGTTGGGTCACTTCCGTAACTTGACTCGGCCTTTGCGCAAATTATGGTTTGCGAGGTTCTTAATGCCATTGCCTAAATACAAACTCTTCTATGACTCCATATTAGACACTGTTTACTATTGAAACGGTTTAAACAGTCGATAAATCATCGTTAGCCGTTCTGTATCTAACTTGATAAGTCGAAGTAACAACGCCTAAAGGTTTTTCTGAATCAATAGACTCGTTTGTTGTTCCCGTTGGTATTAAGTCCATTGCATAGCCGCCAAGAGTAATATCTGACATCAAGCGAGAGTGCATATCTTCAACAATAGTATCTGCTACCTCGTCGGGTGTTTCTCCAGATACGATGCACGCAACCGAAAATTCTAAAGTCCAATTTAATGTAGCTAATGAAGTTTCTTGGCTTGCGGTGTCACTTGCCCACGTAAGCAACAGGGCGGGAAGTTGAGAATTTTGTATTAATGGAACAACGCGGCTTCTATATGCGCGGCTGCTAATTCCTGTTGTTGCTGTGATTGCTGTTTTTACAGCGTCTAATATATGTTCCCTTCTAGTCGTAGCCATTTAAACTTTCTCCAATGAGATTTGACAAGAAAGGCCATCTAAATCTTTTTCGTTGGTGCGTACTTTATAACTAACAGAATCAACAGTAATACTATCCCCCGGAACTAACGAACCGAAATCAGAATTTAAAACGTGAACAACTCGGTCAACCATTAACACTTGATCACCCGCAACAACTGACGTAGGTTCATCCAAAATACCGTTTGCAGTGGTAGCCCCCGCAGTGCATGAAACACCAAAGGGGCCGTCCAACATGCTTTTTATGTCATCAGCAAATGACATCTATTTTTATGTTGTGTACTTCTTAGAAGCGTAAGCAGTGACGTTTACGGCTCCTGTTCCTGTACCACCTGCAACAGTAGCGGCGGCTCTTACATAGCGCTTAAGGTCAGAAACGTTTAATGTAATTTGTTCAAAAGCAGCGGTATTAGCCGCAGTCGTTGTGAATGAGCCCGAAGAAACATCGCTCCAATCAGAGTTATTAGCGCTTTCCTCAAGATGAACGGCAAGAGTAACGCTTGCGCCCATTGCTTCAGATGAAAGAACGAAAGCAGCGCTTCCCTCATATCCTTGAAGATCTACACCTGAACCATTAGCGGTTGAAGCAAGAACATCATTAGGCAAGATGTCAACGGCGGTTCCTTTAGAACCTAAATTTTGAATAGTCATTAGTCAGATACCTCTGGGGTAGAAGTTGATTTAGCTTTTTTAGCTTTTGGTTTTGCTTTTGGTTCCTCTTTTTGAACCTCACAGACAACGGCTTCTTTTGCCTGTCCTGAATTAATAAGCTGCCTTGTTTCAGAGGGGGAAGCCTCAACAACCTCCCCAACCTGAACGACTTCGCCTTTTAATCCGAATGAACTTAAGGCTTCAATCTTCATGCCTAAGCACCGAGACAGAAACTAGCTGGATGCTTAACAGCAACGTCAACATCTTGTAAGACTCTTACTCTTACGTTTCCAGAAGCACCGCCTGTATAAGGATCAACTTGAAGATCAAGACCTGACCAATAACCAAGGATCAATTCTGACCAGTTACCGAACCAGATGTCACCTGCTTCAATTTGATTTGAGACGTAGAGGGGATAACCGTTTACGACTCCATCTTCATTAACAAAGCGACCAGAACCAGAATCTTTAGTCTTAACTTTCATCGCTCCGGCAATGTTGGCTCTAGTTACATAAGCAAGAGAACCAGTTAATGCATTACCAACAGAAATGTCAGATTCCATGTTGACGACATCACCAAAACTAGGATCGTTATTTCCAACGTTTTCAGTTGCAATGCCTGTTACGTTATGCAAGCCAAGTGGTTCAGAACTAGAGCCTAATCCGTAAAGAGCAGCGCGATCTATTTCAAGAGCAACAGAAGATGCAAGTGAACTTCTAACTAATGACTCAACATCTAAAGAAGACTGAATAAGTAGCTTCCTAGAAATATCTGTCATTGCGCCAATTGTGCGAGGTGTCATGTTGACCTGCTCAATTGTCATATCGGATTCAGTTACATTTGAACCCTCGCCGACCCAATAGCTGGTTTGCTGAGATCCTTGTCTAGGAATTGAAATATTGCCAGAAAGCCCGGTCAAGATTGTCGATCCTGTTTGAGCCAATACAGACGCATTCTTTAACAGACTTATGAAATCGCTTGAAAGCTCTGTTGCAACTAAATTACCGCCCGCTGTATCGGGTGAGGTTTGCATGTCCCTACGAAAAACTTCATTAGGAATTGTTATGCCTCTAGATGCTCTACCAAGTTTTGCAGCAGCAGCCTCGGAAGCTTCTATTTCAAAAGCAGCGGCCTCACGCTTTGCAGCGCTACCAGGATTAGCAAGATAGTCAATCGCTCTAAGAACTGAGAAGCTACGTGTCTCGGCTTGAGTTAAACCTATGTCAGTAGCGTCTGCCTTTGGTGCGATTGCTTCGGGCTTCCACTCGCGAAGAACAGCAGAATTAAAATCTGCAACGCTTCTATCTTCTTTAATGTAGGTTTCGCCTAGATCTTGAAGATTGTATTTTGCAGCAACAGTTTGTATTTCTTGAATACGTGAACGCTCAGCTTTGATCACTTTTTGAGTGTCAACTTCTGAACGCACCTCCAAGGTTTCTTTTGGGTTAGCGGTCATTGATTCGACTACAGAGTTTACAGGCGCATCAGAAGATGCTGAAACGTCGGAACGTTCCTCTTTAGACATATTAGATAGTGTTTCTGATTGAGCCGTATTGTCTTTTGATCTTCCTATCCCTGCCCCTTTGTAATCTGCCGGAATTGCAACAACGCTGATTTCGTAGGCTTCCCATGATCTAACAAGCACCTCATCAGAATCTTTCTTTTGCTCGGTGTCCTTAACCATGTATCCAAAACTTATATTTCTAATAATTTTATTTTTTATATCTCTAAATTTTGACGCCGCAAATTCTTCCTCACTAAATCTTACTTTTGCATAGCCGCGCTTTTTCTTTTCATCAATCCATGCACGTTCAACAACACCAATAACCTTGTCGGGGTCATGGTTCCAAAGAACAGGAGCCCCATCATTTAAACGTCCTAAATCTGCGCTTTGCTCTCGATGCTCTAGCGTTTCAAGGCCAAAATATCTTTGAACAGGCTCTTCACTTGAAAAGGGAAATTCTAGGGTGCGGTCTTCTTTCTCTACTTCTCTTACTTCTAAATTAAAGTCTCTTTGGACTAAATCTTTTTCATAATCACGTTTCGTCATCTTCCTGTTGATTAGTAGTTGTATCTACTTTAGATGCAGTTTCAGGCGACGTATTAACTTGATTGTCAAAAGACAAACCCAAACTTTCAGCCATATCAATTTCATTTTTACGAGCGATTAGAAATTCTTCTAAATCAATACCCGACATTTCACTTAATACCTGCGACTGAGTTTTAAACCCTGCTTTCACTGCTAATTGCATCGCTTGTGTTTCTTTCATGGGGTCTACCCATCCGTAACCCCTGAACATCCACCGCGCCATGTGGTATCTACTCGTTTCTGTTTGATAATTAGGCAATTGCAACGCACCGGACAAAACGGCAACTTCTAACCATTCTTTATAAACAATGTCTAAAAACGATTCTCTTAATTGATATTGAAGAGATTTAAACGCCTCTTGATCTTGCAACAAACTTAAACGCGAACTACTGTAATTAGTCTTTGAGTAGTCGCGGGAAATCGTTTCGTAACTGCATCCAATACCAGCGGCAAGAGCGCGGAGCATGGCAGCAAGGAAAGGTTCAAATTCTCCGCTTGATGAATTAAGGCTTGGAACATGCACAGATTCACCCGCTGAAAGATAAGAAATTTTTCCGGGTGACATGTCATAAACTCTGTCATTATCTTCAATATCATCACCTTCTAACTCACCCTCTGGCGTTTGAATCCATGCCATTTGCGCTGACGAAACACGCTTAGAAATTAATTCCGCACTTTCGTAGCCTTCTAAGTGATGCATTCTTTGAATAGCACTTGCCATCCAAGGCACGCCGCGAGTCTGTCCGGGGCGGGAAAAAGTAGCCAAATGAATAATCGATTTAGCATCAACAAAAATATGTTTTTTACCTGTTGTTGGTTGATTAACAAAAAGAGTATCTCCGGGGTGTTTTGTTAAAAGTGCATATTTTTGAGGTCTTCCCCAATCATCTAAAAGCACACCCATTTTCCAAGTCCAACCTTTCTTTTCTGCTTTCCCCTCATAATCAATATCAATCATGTCCGATTCAAGCAATTGCAAAGCAAAAGGAACGGAACTATTACCAAATTTTTGGCCCCGAATAATTCTTATAAATACTTCGCCTGATTCCGCCCAATTAGAAACAGCAGAACGACAAATATCATTCCAGCAAAGTTTTCCGGCAACGTCGCATGAATCAGCTTTGCCCCAACTAGCCCACGCTCTTTCTATTTGTTCATTAACACGTTGATTTAATTTTCCTCCGCGTTGCTGCCTGACTTGAGCCTGTAAACGAACGCCGGTTCCTACAACGTTATCTGTAATTGCCCTAATTGCGTTTTTGCAATAATCAACATCACGGGTTAATTGCCTTGATCTATTAACTAATTTTTTTAGGCTGCCTTTAATGTCGCTATCGGCTGAATTGGTACTAGTTACCCAACCGCTAGTAAGGCGCGATACTTCGGCCCCTGCATACTCTCTTTTTCGTCTCGGTTTTATTGCTCTTGGGTTTGGTTCCCATAAAGCCGACCATGCGTTAATAATTCCCATCAGTTAAACCTCACATACATTGCAGACGGATTACCCAGACCGTTAGCTATTAAGTCCGCTTTTTCTTCACGCTTTAATTGATATTTCAAACGACTTTCTAAAGCCATCAAATCAGAAAGATCATATTTTTTAAGGCTTCTACCTGCAATTGAATATTCTTTAACAACACCGCCACTAACTAAAGTTCTAATTGCTGATTTAATCGCGTCGAGGTCTTGTTCTGTTTGGCTCTTCCCTTGCAGCGCTCCGGGCGTTCCTGTATAGGCGAGGGCTTGAAGAACTTCTAACGCTCCACTCCCAACAATATATTTTTCTGATCCTTTACTAACCTCACAATTAAAGAACCAATCACCCGCGTCAAAACCTGCGCTATCTGTTGCGCTAATAGTAAATTCCCAACCTGTTCCGTAGGTTGAACCCGTCGCAGTGTGTCCCTCCGAAGCC